TTCTTTTTCTTCACCCTTTGCTTTTGTAATTACTGGTCTTGTTATATAATACAAATAATTAAATTCTATTTATATAAAGGAACAAAACATGGCAACTACTATTCGACAGGGATTTGTAACTGGAAGTGGGGCGGTTCTTGATACTGTAACTAGTGTCTCTCTTGCAGATACTCGTATCCGTTCCGTATTTGCTACAGGCGTTGGTCAGTTTCTTATTACTGGAACTTCTACTGATGCGCGAGGCACAGTTAAAGGAAATAATATTAGATTTGTAAATACTACAGCATGTGATGCAAATGAAGTTTACTTCTCTGATTTAGGTGTTGCAATGAAAGGAACAGTTGTGGTTTCTGCTCCAACTTCAGCAGCAACAATAGCAGTGTTCTATGGTTGATTATACTTATTTAGTAAATGATATTATTCAGGCGTCTGAGAATGAAGGAACAGAGTTTATTAACTATATTCCTAAGATGGTTAATCGTGCTGAAGAGCGTTTAACAAAAGACTTAGATGACTATGGTCTAGTATCTTATACTTCTATTGCTGTTTCTTCTGGAAATAATATCCTTACTTTACCTACAGGAACAAGAGTAGTTAAGAATATTAATATTGTAAGTAACTCTACAAAAATTAATCTGTTACAAAGAACAGATGAATATATTAATGACTACTGGCCTGTAAGCGCATCAACTGATGAGCCAAGATATTACGCTCCTCGTAATAATACTACAGTTTTGATTGCGCCTACTCCTGCTTCTACTTATGGTGGACAAGTTGTACATGTTAGTCGCCCAGTAACATTAACATCTGCAACTCCCGAAAACTATTATACTGATTTTTGTTATGACCTTCTTTTTAATGCTTCTATGATAGAGGCTATGGTCTTTCAAAAAGACTATCCTACTTCACAGTTATTTGAACAGCGATACTCACAGCTTCTAGAATTACAGCGCAATCAAGCACGTAGAACACGTAGGGATGATATGCAAAGTCCTGCAAGTCCTGCTGGCGCAGATGACAATCTAGTAGCTAATACTAATTAAAGGAGACTATAATGGCTGGTCCTATTTTTGATCCTCTTAACCCTAATGAAAGTCCTGCTACAAAGTATCAAAGAGAGTTGGATGCTAAGAATAGAAAAGGAGTAGGAAAAAGAAAGCGTAAAAAAGGTGATGGTATGTCAGACGCAGAGTTTGATACAGCTTATGAACGGCAACAAGCAAACATGCCTGACTTTAATTATTTATCAAGTAACATTAGTGGATTTAATAGTGATTACGTTAGTGAGTCTGACGGTGGTCGTGTAGGAAAAGGCAAGAATAAAAAACAAAAAGTTAAAAAAAGAAATAACTTTTCAGGCCGTGGAGCAGGTGTTGCTTTACGTGGCTTTTAATTATAGGAGAATATTATGCCAGTACCATTAATTCCAATAGTAATTGTAGGAGCTAATATAGTTGCAAGAGTTGCTCCAAGAGTAGCAAAATCTTTAATGAGTAAAGGTTATGCTAGAAAAGCAAGTAAAAAAGTTATAGAAAAACAAACAACAGCTTCTAGACAACCAATAAAAACAATGAGTGAAGCTAGAGCTACTAAATTAGCAAAAGATGCTGCTCCTAAAATAGGTGGTAAAGTTCCAGGTAAAAAATTACCAAGGGGTGGTAGAAAAGCGGTTGCTGCAGCAGGAATAGGCACAGCAGCAGGAATAGCATCTGTAGCTAGTAAGAAGAGTAAGAAGTTACCAGAAAAAGAAGTTGGTCCTCCTCCTAAAGTAACTACTCTTAAATCTCAAGAACCAAAAAAGAAATCTGCTCCTGCTCCTAAAAAAACAGGTAGTGAGTATAAGGCATATCCTGGTGCGGCTGGAAAAGCAGGGTTTGAGTATAGAAGAGATACAGCAGAAATTTTAGATGACAAGACTGTTTCTGATGAGATTAAAGAAAGAATAGAAGAAGAAGAACTTTATGAAGGCGACTCAAAGGGTGGTCGTGTAGGAAAAGGTAAGAAGAAAAAAGTAAGTCAAGCACCTCGCGGTGTTCGTTCAGCTATAAAAGGTTTTAAACCTAATATGGGTGCTAGTAAAGGAAATAAACGTACTAGAGGTACAGGAGGCGGTTGGGTTTAAGTATGGCTAAACTTTGTGCTAAAGGAAAAGCTGCAGCAAAAAGAAAGTTTGATGTTTACCCATCAGCTTATGCTAATATGTATGCATCCGCAGTCTGTAGTGGCAAAGTAACTCCTGGTGGAAAGAAAAAGAAAAAGGCTGTTAAAAAGAAAAAGGGAGGCGGTCTTCGTAAGTGGGTAGGCGAGAAATGGGTTGACATTGGTGCGCCAAAGAAGGATGGTAAGTATCAGCCTTGTGGTAGAAAGTCTGCTAAAGGAAGTAAAAGAAAATATCCTAAGTGTGTGCCGCTTGCTAAAGCAAAAAGTATGTCAGCCTCTGAGAAGAAGTCTGCTGTTAAAAGAAAGAGAGCTAAACCTCAAGGAGTAGGTGGTAAGCCTACAATGGTAAAAACATTTAAGTCAGGGGGTGGTCAAATTAAACCTAGAGGGTGTGGGATAGCCAAGAGAGGTTTTGGTAAAGCTATGAAAGGTAAATAGGTAGAGAATGGCAGTAAGAACAAAAAAGAAAAGTGTACGAAAAGGTAAGGGCATGAAGGGAATGACTATCGGTGGTGGTCATAAACGTCCTACTAAATCTGGTGCTGGTCTAACTGCTAAAGGAGTAGCTAAATACCGTAGACAAAATCCTGGTAGTAAACTTAAAACTGCTGTAACTGAATCTAAACCTACTGGTAAGAGAGCAGCAAGACGTAAAAGTTATTGCGCTAGATCAGCAGGACAAATGAAGAAGTTTCCTAAAGCCGCTAAGAATCCTAACTCAAGACTTAGGCAAGCTAGAAAAAGATGGAAGTGTTAAAGAAAGAAACCTTACAAATATAAAAGTAAAAAATAAAATGACATATCTAAGTTCAAACATCCCACAATTTAAATGTTGGGTGCGTAAAGAATTTACTAATAACCACATGGACTATGAAGGAGAATATTTACACGCTTTAGTAATTGCAGTTAATACAATACCAGACAGATCATTAACTTTTAATGTTGTATTTACTGGATGTGATGAAGAAGAAAATGTACATGGTGGGGCAATGTGGGCAAGGATGCCCATCACAGCTTTAATAGCTGATACTAGGTTAGAGGAATGGCCTGTTAAAATGCCTACCCATTTAGCTCAACCTTGGGACTGTTCTTCTAGAAATCATGCTATAATAGTAATGGAAAGAGTATCCTCAAGTCCTTGGTTATGTAAGATAGACAATGTTTTTCACACTGGGAGATATTTATTTACGGTAGATTATACAGATAGTTCTATATCAGATGATCCTGCACAACATAAACAGTCACATGTTTTAGAATTAATTGATGCAGGAGAATACACTGGTAATATTGTAGCACTACCAAACAATAGAGTAAGAGTAACTAACCCTGCTTTGTGGGTAACTGGTGAAGGCGCACCAGACTTTTTACCAAGTCAGTATGTTCATTCAGCAGAGATACATGATAGCTATATGAATCCATATCTAACTTTTAACAACTTGTATGAAAAGGAAATTAAAGATGAAAAAAAGTAAGTATATGTCCAAGATGAAGAAAGGTGGCTCTACGAAAAAGACAAAGTATATGTCTAAAGGTGGAGCAGTTAAAAAGAGTAAGTATATGTCTAAAGGCGGTGCTGTAGGCAAAGCACCTCATAATCGCCTTTATTAGTAATGGCAATAAATAGATCAAAGATAAACCAACAAATTCTTAAACCACCAGCTAAAAAGAAAAAGAAAAATAAACTTATTAGATCAATTGCTTTAAAAACAAATAGGCACGTTAAGTCTAAAAGGAGATAAAGATGTCAAATAATCCAGAGGGAATAAAAGAATATACTTATAATTATATTCGTAATCCTCGTACTGCAGAAGATATAGATAAGATGACAGGTCGTCCCACTGGTCAAGGATATGGCGCTGCACGTAAAGGTCCACAGATTAAAGCTAAAGAACAGGATGTTGTAGTGGACTATGATCCAGGTAAAATCATAGAATACAAAGACTAGGAATAACTAAATGGCTACTAGCGGAACATACGACTTCTCAATGGATATTGATGAAGTTATTCAAGAAGCAACGGAGATGATTGGTGGTGAGCAGACACTAGGACATGAACCTAAATCTGCTCGTAGGTCGATTAATCTTCTTCTCCAAGATTGGCAGAACCGTGGCATTCTCCTTTGGACTGCTGGTACAACTGCTATTTCAGTCTCTACTAGTGTAACATCTTATGCTTTAACTTCAAGTACAATTGATGTTACTGAAGCAGTTCTTAGACGAGATGATGTTGATCTTCAACTCGAACGTATTACGATGGAAGAGTATTTAAAGATTCCTCGTAAAAGTCAAACAGGAAGACCTAACCAATACGCTATTCGTAGAGAAAAAGGTAATCCTGTTTTATTCCTTTGGCCTATCCCAGAGAATACTACAGACATTTTAAAACTAGAACAGGTTAAATACACAGAAGATGTAACAAAATCTGCTGGTCAGAATGCAGACATATCTCGTAGGTTTCTACCTTGCCTAACTACAGGGTTAGCTTACTACATGGCTATGAAACGTCCAGGTATAGATGTAGGTCGTATTGGTCTTCTTAAAGCAGAGTATGAAGAACGTCTTACAAATGCTATGAATGAAGATAGAGAAAGAGCAAGTGCTTATTTTTTACCTAGAATAAATAGGGTATAATAATGGCGAGTAATAAGAATGCCAAAGCTGTATGCGATATGTGTGGTTTTGTCTACCCACATAGGGTAATGAAACTTAACAGTTATGGTTTACTTGTTTGTCCTACTGACTTTGATGGAGCATATGATCTAAAGAACCATCCGCAGAATAAAGTACCTGATGTAAGAGATGATACAAATATTCGCAATCCCCGTCCACCGTCTAACTCAGATAGGAATCTTGAATGGCAAAACGCCAATACTAAATGGGAAGACACAGATAAATTTTGGAATCTAATATAATGGCAACACTTACCGGCAAACTTATATCAAATACTTATAAAGATTTACTTCAAGTAAGTAATAGTAATGACGGAGTTGATTCAACTGTACGGTTTGTTTCAGATGGTGAAGGGACAAACTCTGCTTTAAAAATAAGTAACTCTGAAGTTGAGACAACAGGAAAATTAACAGTTGGTGCTGCTCTTAGTGCATCAGGAAAAATAACGGGTGACTCTGCTACTCTCATAACTGCTGTATGTGCATCAACTTATTTTGGTGACGGTTCTAATCTAACAGGTGTTCAAGCATCTATTCCTACATCAGTAACATCATTTACTGCTAATCAACTTACTGTAGTAAGTGGTGCAGCATTTACAGGTAAAGTTAGTGGGACAGCCGCAGAGTTTAGCGGTATAGTATCAGCAGGAACATTTGCTGGTGCAGCAGGTATATTTACAGGGAAAGTAAGTGGTACAACATTAGCTATGACAGGAGCAGTGTCTGCTTCTACATTTTCTGGTGTTGCTGCTACATTCAGTGGTAATGTAACTGCAGCATCTTATTTTGGTGATGGATCAAACTTAACAGGTGTTGAAGCATCTGCAGCTACATCAGTTGCGGCCTTTACAACTAATCAGCTTACTGTTGTAAGTGGAGCATCTTTTACAGGAAAAGTTAGTGGTACTGCAGCAGAGTTTAGTGGTAATGTTTCTGCAGCTAATTTATTTGCATCTACTAATGTATTTATAGGTGGTGCTGCAGTTCCTAGTGCTTCTGCTCTAGCTGCTGTTAGTGCGTTAACAAGTGTTAATGCTGCAGCTATTACTTCAGTTAATACGAGAGTTGCAAACACTTCTTCAGCTTTAGCTACAAGCATAGGTAATAGTAATACTAATATTGCTGCAGTTAGTGTATTAACTAGTGTTAACTTAGCAAGGATAGCTAATACTTCTTCAGCTTTAGCTACAAGTATTGGAAATAGCAATACTAATATTGCTGCTGTAAGTGTTTTAACTAGTGTTAATAAAGCAGCTATAACATCTATTAACTCTGCTGCTCTATTAAAAGCAAGTAATCTTTCAGACTTAAATAGTGCTAGTACAGCTAGAACAAATCTTGGAGTAGCAATAGGAAGTGATGTTGAGGCTTTTAATGCAGATATTTTAAAAGCAGACGAAGCTGATGAGTTAACTGCAGGATTCAGTGCGGCTGCTCATAGTGCAGGTACTAAATCTAGTGGGACATTTACTCCTGACGTTGATGATGGCAATTTTCAGTTTGCAACTAACGGAGGCGCACATACATTAGCTGTTCCTACTAAAAATTGTACTATGGTTATATTATACAAGAATAATGCAAGTGCAGGAACACTAACTACTTCCGCATATACTGTTAAAGATGGAGATGACTTAACAACTACAAATGGACATGAGTTTTTCTTCTATATTACAAGAATAAATGATGGTTCTACTACATTCTCCTTACTGACTGTGAAAGCACTACAATAAATGTCACTACTTCCTATAGTCCAGGGTGGTATTTCTTCTTCAGGCGCTGCATTTACTGTGGCTACTGGTGGAACAATAACAACGGACGGCAACTTTAAAGTACATACTTTTAACTCTAGTGGAACATTTACTATTACACAATTAGGGGCTGATGGTGTAGTCCAGTATCTAGTTATTGCAGGAGGTGCTGCAGGAGGTTCAGATTTCTACGGTGGTGGAGGTGGTGCGGGAGGCTATCGAACAGCAACTAATTTTAGTGTATCCCAACAAGCGTATAGCATTACTGTTGGTGCTGGTGGTGCGGCATCATCGAGTGGTAGTACGCAAGGCGCGAGCGGTTCTAATTCGGTATTTTCATCGATAACCTCAACGGGAGGAGGTGGTGGTGGTGCAGATGGTGCTGCTAACGGAGGTAATGGAGGGTCGGGTGGCGGTGCTGCCGGCCTTGGTTCTGGTAGCGCCGGCACCGGGACATCTGGTCAAGGCAATAATGGTGGAATAAGCTCTGATAATAACGGCACAGCCGGAGGAGGAGGCGGTAGTGGTAGTGCTGGTGGTAATGGAAATACCAGTACAACTCCAGGCGGTCCAGGCGGCTCTGGTACTGCCTCCAGCATAACCGGATCATCGGTCACCAGAGCGGGAGGTGGTGGCGGCGGCACTACAGAAGTCGGAGGCAGGGGTGCCGGTGGAAGCGGCGGCGGCGGAACTGGAGGCGAGGGTGGAATTGCAGCAACGCCCGGCAGCGTAAATACAGGCAGTGGCGGTGGCGGAACAGGTCACAACAACGCGACTGGCACTAACGGTGGTGGCAGTGGCGTGGTAATAATTAGATATCAATTCCAATAGGAATAATAAGATGGCACATTTTGCGGAATTAGATGAAAATAATATTGTATTAAGAGTATGCGTAGTAAATGACGAATATGAAGCTGATGGTGAGAATTGGTGTAAAGATTTTTGGGGTGGTACGTGGAAACAAACAAGTTATAATAATAATATAAGATATAATTTTGCTGGTATTGGTTTTACTTACGATCCTGTAAAAGATGCTTTTTACGGACCACAACCGTATCCAAGTTGGGTCTTAGATGATAAATGTATATGGCAAGCACCTGTAGAATATCCTGGTGTTGCAGGAGACAGAAAATATTATTGGGATGAATCTTCTACATCATGGGCTGAACGGGAAGATTAAAATTTAATAGTTATCTTTTAAGGTTTTTAAATTAATGTTAAAATACATTATAGTTTTTACAATATTTTATTTACAGGTTTTCCTTTTGTCTCCTCCTGTAAAAGCAGGACATTTACAAAATCCTATACCTGAAGATTTTTTAATGTATAGAAGTTATTGTATAGATGAGGATGCAATATTAAGAGTTGGTCAAGCATTAGAAGTATCAAGAGAAAAAGCAGACCTTATGTTTTTTAGTTTATCTAAATCAGAAAGATGTTTTCAACATTCTGAAGAATTAATAGGATTAGTTATTGAAGATATACATACATTTAAATTTACTTATGGAAAAGAAGCAATAGTTTATAAAATTAAAACAAGTTTAGAAGAGACAGGATATATCTTGTTTATGACTGCAGCACACTTAGGAGTTTAAAATGGCGAGTACATTTACAACAAACATTAGACTAGAGAAACAAGGAGATGGAGAAAATCCCAACTCTTGGGGAACAATACTCAACTCGAATGTTATTGATCTAGTTGATCAGGCTGTTGCAGCATATCAAATAGTTTCTGTTAGTGGGACAACACCTTTAACACTAACTCAAGTTAATGGTGCTACAGATCAATCACGTAAAGCTATCTTGTCTTTTGATGGTACACTTACTGCAGAAACTTCTATTATTATTCCTTCTGTTAATAAGATGTATTATGTAAGAAACAATACATCTGGATCACACGCTCTTAAAGTTAAAACTGCAGGTAATACAGCTATTACAATAGAACAAGGTTCTAATGTTATGGTGGCTACTGATGGCACTAATGTATTTCAAACTGCGTTTCCAACATCAGTAAGTTCTTTTACCGCTAATAGTCTTACTGCTACATCAGTATCTACTAGTGTTCTTAATGCTACTAAAATATCTACTAGCATTATGACAGCTACACAAGTATCAGCTACAGCAATACATGCTACATCAGTATCGGCTGTATCAGGTAGATTTTCAGGTACAGTATCTGCTTCTGCATTTGATGGTTTAGGTAATCAACTTAGTTTTGGAAGTGATGCTCAAGGAGATGTTTATTATTATTCTGGAAGCAGTATTGCAAGACTTCCTGCAGGTACAAGCGGTCAGTTCTTACAAACTAAAGGTTCAAGTGCTAATCCTGTATGGGCAAGTGGTTTAGTAGCTCAAGTTACAGCAGTTAACTTTTCTTCGGTTACTTCTGTAGGTGCAAATGGTGCTATTCCTGAAGATGGTACAGTTCCTCAAATATCAGAAGGTAATAGAGTCAGTGCTTTAGATATTACTATTACACCTCAATCTGCAAGTAATATTTTACTTATTGAAGCAAATCTTGTAGCTGAAGTTGCTGCTGATAATATTAATAGGGGAATACTTATATTTGATGCATCTTTATCATCTGCAATAGGTGGTAATCTTGCTTTTGAGGCTGGTTCTGGATCACTTTCTCGATTAATAGCACAAGCTAAAGTAACAGCAGGAACTACATCTCAAAAAAGCTTCAGAGTGCATATAGGCAGTTCTAATAATGCTTCATGTTTTGTTAACGGAAATCAAGGTGGAAGCTCTACACCTGTTTATGGTCTTACAATACCAATGTCATCAGTTAAAATAACAGAGTATACCCCATAATAAAATGGCAAGTACATCAGCAAACTTATTTAAATTTAATCTTAGACCTGGAATACACAGAGAGTCTACAGAATACTCTGAGGGTGGTTCTTGGTATGATTGTGATCGTGTACGTTTTAGAGCAGGTAAACCAGAAAACTTACGTGGTTACCAGAAACATTTGTCTACTACCTTTGATGGTACAGGGAGAGACTTGCTTACTTGGCAAAATAATAACACAGAAAAACTTTTGTCTTTTGGTACAGAACAAAAATTATATCTTCTTGCTAGTGATGTTTTACATGACATAACTCCCATTGTAAGTACAGTAACTGTAGGAACAGACGGAACAATAGGTAAGTTAGGAACTATTTCAGGTTCTAATAAAATTGCAGTTAGTCTTAATTCTAATGGTGTTTCAGTAAATGATTTTATTTTCTTTACCAATGCATCTATAAGAAACTTTGCTAGTACTAATTTTGCTGCAAGTAGTTTTGGTGGACCTGTATTTAGAGCAGTCAGCACTAGTGGCACAAATCGTTTTCTTATTAGCACTACAAGTGTAGCAACAGCTACAAGTACAAGTGCTGGTACAGGAATAGTTAACTTTCTTTTAAGAACAGGACAGAATGATAACATTCAAGGTTTAGGTTATGGTGCAGGAGTATATAATGCTGGTGTATCTACAACAGGAGGAAGAGCATGGAATAAACCTGCTACAGCTTCAGGAATAACTTTTGCTGCTAGTCAATGGTCACTAGATAACTTTGGAGAAGATTTATTAGCTGTTCGTAGAGGCGGTAATTTACTACACTGGGATGCTAATGCAAGCCTTGTACCAGTTAGAGCAGCTATTGTAACTACTGCTCCTGTTAGTATTAACAGTATTGTCGTGTCTCCTAATGATAGGCATGTTATTGCTTTCGGAACAAATGAGTTTTCTGGTAGTGCATTTAATCCTTTGTTAATTAGATGGTCAGACCAAGAAGACTTTACTAACTGGACACCATCAGTTTCTTCTACATCAGGTGAGTTACAAGTAGTAGATGGAACAACTCTTAAAGGTGGCATTAGATCGCGTAATACAATTCATGTTTGGTCTGACCAAGCTTTATATTCTTTACAGTATGTCGGTCCACCATTTATATTTTCCTTATCACAACTAGGAACTAATTGTGGGTTAATAGGTCAACATGGAGCTATCAACGTAGATGGTATTTCTTATTGGATGGGGGATAATAACTTCTATAGATTTGATGGCAGAGTAGATAAACTAGACTGTACGGTTCGTAGATATGTATATGATGACTTTAACTCAACACAAGGAGATAAAGTATATGCTGCAGTAAACTCAGAGTTTCACGAAATTGTATGGTTTTATCCTACAGAAAATTCATTAGAACCTGATGCTTATGTTTTATATAACTATGAAGAAAATACCTGGGCATTTGGAACTAGTTTCTACACAACCTTTAAAGATGCTACAGTATTTACTAACACCATAGCAACAGGAAAAGTATCTGCAGGAGCAACACCTCATATCTGGGATAACGAACCTGTATCAGTATTTACAGGGGATGGAGTAGCTTTGTCTTCCTTCTTACAGTCAGCAGACTTTGATATAGAAGACGGTAATGATTTAATTTTTGCAGACAGAATTATTCCTGACTACACTATAAATCAAGGTGATCTAAATATGTCTGTTAACTTTAGAGAGTTTCCTGCTGCTAGTGAGGTTGAGAAAGGACCGTTTGAAATTAATTCAGGAACAAAGAAAGTAGACTTCAGAGGTAGGGGTAGACAAGCAAACGTAAGAGTTTCTTGTAATAGTTTTAATACTTCATGGAGATGGGGTAGTGTTCGTATGGCTATTCAACGAGATGGTAAACGGTAATGGCTTTCCTTTACCCAGAACTACCTAAGTATCAATCAACAGAAGATTTAACTGAAGTATACAATACTCTTATATCTTATGCTGGTGAACTAAAGTTTCTTTTAGAATCAAGGGATGTAGAAGTAGACTCTACACCAGCTACTAAGATATTTAGTGTTACTACGGTAACAGAAATAGGTAGACCTGCTAGTGGAAATATTGCTTTCTGTGTAAGCGCAAGTAAGTTTAGAGGTTATATAGGTAATAGTTGGGTGGACTTTAACTAATGCACGATTATAAAAAAGTTTTAGAAATAATAAATCAGAATACATTTATTGAGAATGTAAATAAAGGTATAGTACAACCGCCTGATTTTTTTGGAGCAACCAAGGCTGAAGGTATGGCATATTCAAAAGGTTCGCTGTATAATAAAGAAAATACATTACATGCAGATATGACTAAGGCGCAGTCTAACTACATGGATATTAGGAGATGCTTATAATGATTGACGGGTTAGATAAGCTGGCAGAAATAGAAGTTTTACGTGAGGCTGCTCAACGTCCTCCTGCTGAAGTACAACGAATGCAGATGCCTTCTCCTCAAGCTGGTTTACAAAGTTTAGGTCAACAAGAAGTAGATATGGGTACAGGTATGCCAGTAGGCTTTAGTCCTGCTGATGCTGTTGGTCAAGTAACTAATATAGCTGGTCAGTATGCTATGGCTAACCCACAGAAGACAGGACCATTTGCTGCAGCACTGGCTGCTTTTGGTGCGGGTAGTGAAGCAGCTAACATGATAGACAAACGTGTAGAAGCAGAATCTAAAAAGGAAAATCTAGATGATGTTAAAAGTATGGCAGGATCACTTCCCGATAGAACTAGAACAGTTATGCCAACAATGGATATGCCAATGGATATGCCGGTTCAGGCGCAAGAAGAAATCCAAGTAAGTGAAGTAGCTCCTCAAGAGGGATTAGCTAGTATGGTGCCTATGCAAGAAGGCGGCAGGATAGAAAATGAAAACATAGAACCATTTGTAGACTTTTTAAAAGATGAAGAAGGTTTGTTACTAACAGCAAAAATTCCTACAAAAGGTGATAGATTAACCATAGGTCATGGTCACGCAAGTGCTAATGTAAAATCAGGACAGACAATAACAGAAGAAGAAGCAGATACTTTATTAAGAAAAGATATTAAAGACAGACTGCCTCAAATTAGAAGAAGGATTCCAAAATTCGATTCTTTTCCAGAAGATTTACAGGTAGCTTTATTAGGAGAATTTTTTAGAGGAAGTTTAGGTGGAAGTCCTGAAACTATAAGATTAATTAATCAAGAAAAATTTAAGGAAGCCTCTAAAGAATTTTTAGATCACGACGAATATAGAAATGCAGTAGAAAGAAATAGAGCAGGAATTAGACCTAGAATGGAAGCAGTCTCAGAAGAATTAAAAGATTACTCTGATGGAGATATTCTAGATACTATTAAATCTTATGGTGTTAAAGTTAAAGAATTTTTAGGATTCCAAGAAGGCGGGGATGTAGGAGAATACTTTGAGGGTCAAGTAGAAGGAAAGGGTGATGGCATGTCAGATGAAATACCTTTCCGAGTAGAGGGTGGTAATCCTGACTTTGCTCTTCTTAGTAAAGATGAATATGTTATACCTGCTGATGTAGTGTCTATGCTTGGTAATGGTTCTTCTGATGCTGGTGCAGATGAGTTAGATGATTTTCTAACAGATGTTCGCAAAGAAGCATTTGGAAGAGAAGAGCAACAAAAAGAAATTGATGCAGAGAAAGGACTAAGTTCGATAGCTTAAATGGAAGTTACAAAGATAAGGTCAAACTGTATAGAAGTTACATGGCCGCATGTAAAAGATTTACTAGCTAAACCATTAGAAAGAAGTCACGGAGAGTACAACTTAGAAGATATTTATAATTTATTAGTAACAGAAGTAATGGAGTTGTGGGTTGGTCTTAATGAAGAGAATGGAATTGTTGTCGCTGCAACAACCCAACTTGATAAATATCCTAATTATAATGTTCTTACTATCTGTTTAGTAGGTGCGAAGACAGGTACGATAAGCAAATGGTTAGACTATTGTGTGTCTGATAACTCTGACATTGTTAAATATGCAAAACAAAATAATGTAAAGCATATTAAAATAATTGCAAGAGATGGTTGGAAAAGAAAGTTAGAGAAATTTAATTATAAAAAATACGCCACCGTATTAACTAAGGAACTGTAACAATGAGCATGAAAAATAAATTTAACAAAGTCTTGTCTGACTTCTCTAATGAGGAGAAAGTATTCTTATATAACTTCTTGTATGAGGATTTATCTGGTAAAGGCGTATGTGGAGATACTGAACTTGCTCACGTTAACAAACATGAGATGGATGTTCTTCGTTCTATGGGTGGCGTAGGAACGATAAACGAAAATACTAAGTGTATCCAGTTCTTTGGTTCTCCTCCCCCACCTCCTCCTGTTCAAACAACATCAGTACAAACAAAAGAAATACCCGAAGAGTTAAAACCTTATGTTAAAGAAGTTCTTTCTGAAGCACAGGACATTTATAAAACTCGTAAAGGAGAAGGTTATGTTCCTTTTACGGGTCAAGAGATAGCTGACTTCACCACAGAACAAGAAAGAGCATTTGATCTTACTTCTGATGTAGTAGGACAAACTCAAGCTTTTGCTACACCCGCTGCACAGTTTGCAGGACTAGCTGGTCTAGGAACTACTGATGCAGATATTTCAAGGTTTATGAATCCTTATGCTTCTCAAGTTATTGATATAGCAGAGCGTGAGCGTAGGAGAGCAGGAGACATAGAGGCACAAGAATTAGCTGCACAGTCAGTTGCGGCTGGTGCATTTGGAGGTAGTAGGCAAGGTATTCTAGAAGCAGAACGCCGCCGTAATTTAGAGCAGGGTATTGCCGATATAAGAACTGCAGGTTTAGGACAAGCATTTAAACAAGCAGTGGAACAAGCACAAGCGCAACAAGAGAGTAGATTAGGTGCTGCTCGTAGTCTTACTGAACTTGCACAAGTTGCACCTAGAGGAACTGCAGATGAGCTTGCACGTTTAGAAGCAGTTGGTGCAGCACGTAGAGGACAAAGCCAAGCTGAATTAGATATAGCACAAAGAAAGTTTTTAGAAGAAAGAACTTTTCCAGAAGCTACACTTCAACAGTACTCTCAGTTTATTCAGCCTACTCAAGGTGCATTAGGCGCAGCCGGTACAACTACAAATAGAGGACCAGGACAAGCACAACCAACTTATCTTCAACAAACTGCAGGACTTATAGGAGCATTAGGATCGGCTGCTGGTGGTTTTGCTAAAATGAGTGATCCTAGAGAGAAAACAGATATTCAAAAAATAGGAATGGATGATGCTACTGGTTTAGCAATGTATTCGTTTAGATATAAAGATGACCCTAAAACTTATCCTAAAGTTGTTGGTCCTATGTCTGATGAGGTTAAAGAGAAATATCCTGAACTTGTATCAGAGGTTGACGGTACAGAGGTTGTTGATTTTGGTGGGTTAGCATCTATTGCTAATATGAATAAAGAAGAGAATGTAGCATCTCTTCGACAGGGTGGATTAGTTTCTCTTAGCACAGGAAAGCAAGTAAAAGATAAAGAAGAAGAAGAAGGCTTTTTTAGTTTTCTTACTAAACCAACAGAAATAGACCCTGAACAATCATTACAAGGTCCATCAAGATTAGATACAATTAGTGATTATTTATTAAAATATTCACAAACTGATCCTTCTAAACCTTTAGGTACACAACTTGGACAAACTTTTAATGAAGTTTCTAAAGCTAAAGCTGCAACAAAACAACAAAGATTAGCTAATGATTTAGCCATAAGAAGAGTAGAGGCAGAAGAGAAAGCACTAGATATTAAATCAGCTAAAGTATTAGATATACCTATCTCAACTGCAAATTCTTTAAGAGACGCGTTAATTAAAGTATCTAAAGGAGCTGGTGTGATACAAGATTCAGAAAAAAATATTGTTATAAAGGCTACAGAAGACGCTATAAAAGGTAAGCAGGGTAGAAATGTAGATTTAATTAAACTTATGTTGAAGAGATTTAAAACACCAGCGGGTGAAGGTGATCCTGAAAAAAAAAGTGACCCAAGAAAAGTTGTAGTATCCCCATCACCAGAACAACCAACGATAATGTCGAAACAAAAAGCAGCTTATGGCACATAAAATAATATGGCAGAAGAAAAACAAAAAACTGATACTGTTTCTTATGAAGAGCTACAACAAATTCAGAATCCTGAAAATAAACGGGTTGTGGATGCAATGTACTATACTCTGCAAAACCTAGACCCTGATGAACAGATAGAGTATGACCCTAAGAAAATAATAGATTCTTTTTTAACTCAGCAAAGATACTTTGAAGTTAACTTAGGCGATACTATAGGTCAGGCATCAAGAATAAAAGACCTGCCTGATATAGATAAAAAGTTATACCAAGTAGCTAGAGATGGTGCAGCTAAACTACCTAGCATTTTTGAAGAAGGTAGTGCGCCTGTAGGAACAGCAGTAAAAGATTATGTTTATGGTGGGATAACTGATCCAACAAATCTTATATCTATCTTAGCTTCTGGTTTTACTTTTGGTGCGGGTGGAGCAGCAGGACTTGCAGCAAAGGAAGCCGCTAAAGCTGGAGTAAAACAAACACTTAAAGAAGGATTAAAAAGTGAACTAGCTAAAGCTAGACTACTTGCTCCTGTTTTGGCTGTTGAAGGAGGAACTGCCGCAGTTGGTGGAGCAGCACAAAACTATATTAAACAAGATTTAGAAATAGATTTAGATGAGCGAACAGATATTGATCCTCTACAAGTATTTGGACAAGGAGCAATAGAGGGTATTGCTAGTCCATTATTTGGTGTTATCGGAAGCTATGCTTTAAAAGGTGCGGGTAAAGCTGTAAGCGGTACGGTAAAGGCTGGTATGAATACAGCATCTAAAATAGATGCATTGTCTAATATTAAGACAAAAGCAGATGACATGACAAATGTCCTTGAGAGATATTTTCTACCTAGTTTTGGTTTAAAAGAAAGCACGACTTTAAATCTTGAACGGAACTTAGGTTTGCCTACAGAGTTAAAAGGTCTTGGTAAAAACCTAACAGAAAAATTAGATGTTGCTATCGCTAGAGATTTTGCTGATACGTCTAAAGAAGAAGTTAATGCTTTATTCAATAAAGTTTATAAAGAAGGAATAGGTTCAGAAGCCTTAACTGCTATTAAAGCTAAAAGTTCAGAGTCAGCAGAAATATTAGATACTTTTCTTTCAGATGGAGGTTTAAGAGATAGGGCAACTCAGTACGGGATAACCTCTGCTTTATCTGATAAATATAAAGGCATCTTTACCAAGAATGATAATTACGTTAAGAACGTACCAGAGGCTTTTGCTTCAAGAAAAAGATCAGAAAGTTATTCAAGTTTTAAAAAACAAAATCCAGACATAGTTGAAGATTTGAAAAAGGACATGTTTGCTTTTCCACAACTTGCCTATTGGAAAGATGAAGCAGAACAGATAATAACAGGCATTGGTACAAAAAATAAATCTTTCAGGTCTGATTTAAGTGAAGCTGATTTAAATAAAGAAATAGATAAGGTAGCTAAAAAGCTATACTCTCCTGATCTGTCAAAAGCAAAAGAAACAGGTTCTTTAGAAGCTATAAAAACAGAACAACAATTACCTTCTTCAGTAAAGAAAGTTATAGGTTATAATAATAGACCTGCTTTACGAATTGGTGAAACAGTAAATGCTATTGTTGATTACGCAACTAAAGCAAATGCAGCAGATATTGTCTTTAAAGATACTCTATCAAGAGGGTTGTCTACCGTAGCTAAAGATGTTGTGGAAGCGTCACAAAAGTTGGGCGGTGGTAAAGTAATGCGTTTATCAGGTGTACTGGCTAAAGATGGAGTAACTCAGGCTAAATTAGATGATACTGTTACTCAAATACCATACTCTGTAAAATTAACTAAAGAAGGTAAAGAGCAAGAAATACCTATTCTAGATAGTAAATTTAAAGATGTTTGGGTTACAGCAGATGAAGGTAAAAAACTTAAAACATTATTTCAATATCAAAGAGGTGATGTTCTTGGAGAAAGTATTGGTGCAAATAGTGCTTTACTTAAAAATATATCTGGTATACAAGGTTCTTTGAAAGCAGGTAAAACACTTTATAATCCTCTTGCCATAGCTAGAAATGCAATAAGCGGTATGGGCTATGTTATGTCATCAGGAAACCTTAAAGGATTAATGGAACTTCCTAAATATTTTAATAAACTTGATGTAGGTTCTAAAGATAAATTAATTAAAGAGTTTATTGAAGATGGTTTTTTAGACTCTGATGTTAGAATGAACCAAGTAATGAGAAGGCTTGGAGATGTTGGTGGAGAAGATAAATATTTTAAAGAATTACTAAGAACATCTGGTCTATCTATTGCTGATGCTGGACCGTTTAAGCCAGGAAAAAAAGTAGCTGAGAAGTTACAGAGAGCTTTTGTGGCTGGTGATAATGTAGCTAAGTTTCTTACTTATGTAAGTGAGGGTAAATCTTTAAATAAAATATTTGATAGCTTCACACCAGAACAAAAGAAACTTCAACTTAAAGAATTATCAGATACATTTGGAATAGCTAATCCAAAGAAAGAAGACTATGTAAGAATATACAGGAATAGAAATGCTAAAAATCTTACTCCTGTTTATTCTCGCGTTCCTGCTGTTTTAGAGATGATGAGGAGAGTGCCTGTTATAGGTAACTTTACAGCTTACCCAACAGAGAGATTAAGAAACACATATAATTTATTTAAAACTGCCGCTGATGAAATATCAATGGGTGTTCAAACTGGCAACAATGCTCTAAGAAATAGAGGGTTAAGTAGATTTATACAGTTCCAAGCAGCCAAAGCTGCTCCTTACACCGCAGCATATGTAGGTACAGCACTCTACAATAAAGAAGATGTAGAAGAAGTATACGATAAACTAAGGAGTCAACTCCCTCCTTGGGCAAAAGACAATGCTATTTTATTTTTAGGTAAAGATAAAAAAGGAAAAGAGCAGTTTATTGATCTAACTTATCTTGAACCAGATAGTCATTTATTAAGTCTGGTTATGCCCACAATACTAAAAGCATCTAGAGGTGAAGACGTATCAAAAGATTTAGACGATGCTGTTAAAGAGGCTGCTGAAAAATTATATGAGCCTTATATATCTCCCACTCTTTTTACAGAATTAGTGGAACCACTTGTATCAGGAGTATTCAAAGGAGTTAAGGGTGATTATGAAGGTTCTGCTAATGATCTGTCTAGAGGTGCGCGTCAGATGGCTAAAGCTGCAATGCCAGGATACGCGAAGATGGCAATGGATATAACAGTAGGAGATACTAACTTAGCTAATCTAGTTATGGCTGATGAATCTTTTTCTGAATTAAAAAATACTATGTATTCTGTTCCATATAAACCTTTAGATGAAGAAATGTCAGTTGTAGATTCTTTATTTAAAAGAGGTATTATAATTCCTGGCTTAAAGTTACAAACTATTGATCCAGTAGAAAGCACAGGATTTGCTTTATCAACAGTTAATAGAAGTATAGCTGGTTCTAAAAGATCATTTGCTCAAAATTTAAAAAGAAAAATTAGAGAACCTTCTTATAAAATAGATGTTAAAGAACTTTTAGAAGATTATAGCAATATTTTAGAAGAACAGTTTGTTGCTCAAAAAGAAGTTAAAAAAATATATCAAGACTTAGTTAGGTCTGAAGGAAAAGACAAAGCTATAAAAATTTTAAGAAGGTCTTCTATTAAACAAGTCCTTCCTTCTAACAGAGCATTACAAAATATTATTAATTCTAACAGATCATTACCTAATACTTTATCGTCTAATAATAAATATTGGAAAGATGTTATCCTAGACTTAGAGCAAGATAACTATAATAATGTCCAACCTTACATGGATTATTTAAGAAAACAAATGAGGAAAGTAGAAGATTTTTATTTTGATCGTGATCTATCTAAAGAACCACCTACTATTGAGATAGAGTCAAACTAATGGAGATGGACACAGAATTTCTGTTCCAGATTGGAGCAGTCATAGCCTCGTTGTCTGGTGCATGGGCATTAGTAAGATCACAAGTAACTACATTAAAAGCTAACCAAGCTGAGATAAAAACTTATGTAGATGAATTAAACAGGGAACTAGATACAGCAGAGAATACTGTCTCTGTTTTAAGAAGTCAGATTAAGGTTCTGTCAGATATCCTAAGTCCTGGTAATCTTGAAGAACAAAATAAATGGAGGGGTGGAGTTTCTGAAAGATTAAAGAAAACAGAATATGAAATATTAGCACTCCAAAAAATGCATAATGGGCGACATCCTGCCGTTGAAGAGATTAAGATGAAAAAATAAGGCTTAAAATTAGCCGTACAGTGCAGGTAAGCAATGCCCCTGCTACCCTACCACTAGAATATAAGTTAATTTTATGTGTGTTTAATTGTCAGGCGCACAAAGGATTTAGCCTATTTTAGCACATGTCCTTCCCTGGATTCCAGGTATTCTTTCCTAACATTCCTTTTAGGTATAGATTCTATCTTTTCTTTTAGATGTTCTACCTCATCAAGGTCTTCTTCTTGTTCTTCATCAGCAAAGAAATCACATTTTAAAAAAAGTTTTGATGTTTCTTTCTCACCTAGAACTTCAAGATACTTAATTATCTCGTTTTCTATTTCAGCTACATTTTTAGGTGCTTCATCTTCTTTAGCAGAACGTATGCGAGACAACACCTCTAGTGCTTTGATAGCGCTGTTTGTGTGTCCGTTGTTCTTTGCGTAGGTATATTGGTTTTCTATTTCAGAGACAACATCAATGCGTGTCTCTACTTCTTTCTCTAATTCTTCTATTCTTTCTTTAATGTCTCCTCGCTGCATAAGTCTATGACCCTGCGTATGTGCAGAACCTTCAGAGTAGCCAGCTATCTTGGCTGACTCCGTTGCGTTGCGATAGAGGACATATGCTTGACAGAACTTCTCCTGTCTTATCTTTAATTCAGCCATGATTAATTACAGAACTTATCCCATGTTTCATTATGGGCAAGTATACGCCTTGCGGTTCCATTAGAAAGTTTGTCATTGTCAGAAATAAGGATAGGCTTTACCCAACTACAGTAAGTCTTTCCTCCCCCAACGGTTACGCAACTTGCTAACAACAGAGTCATTAGACAGACGCTCAATATCTTCTTCAATTTTATCTCGCTTCCTATTTTTTTCTATTGCATCCTCAAGTTCTTTTTTCTCTGCACTATTCTTACCTGCTTTATATGCAAATAAAAGAGGTAGTATTTTAGTGAAGATATTAACAACTGAGGATACAATAGAAGATATTACAGGCATTTTGTTTCTAACCTTTTTCTTTAGCTTTACCTATTGTTAGCGACAAAAACTCTACTGCTTTATAAATCTTGCCCATAATAGTGTCAGGGGAAGGTGTTCGTGTACCAGCCACAACAATACTAGCTATGGTAACGATACCTGTTAACGTACTTAAAATTATATCACTGTTGTCTATGATAGTTTGAAGCATATTAAATCCTTTCTTAGGTTGTCTGTTTGTCTTCTATATATTTAGTGTAGTGTGTTGGATTACTTTTCTTAGAAAGTTTGTAAACCTCAGATACTAATGTATTCTCTCCATAAAAATTGACCATCATTTCAACTTGAGGATTATCAAACAACTTCTCACAATCTTGTGCCATTGCAAGAAGTTCGCCAGTAGTCCAGAAATGACAGTCGCTTATTTCTACTGGCATATATTTAGGTCTTACACCATCATCTAGCTTTTCTTTTTTCTGTTCATCAGAAAGACCTTCTATTGAACAATCAAAACCAAACAGATGGAAGTTCCTAAATCCAAATATGTGCATCATGCCAATTGATCGCATTGCCGCACATGTACCACCGCTAACAAACGTAGCGTTTTCTTTGTCTATTTTTAAATTATAGTCTATCTCAATCTTACCACTTACTATATCAGCAACAGCTTGAGAGAAAGCATGCCACCCGTATACATTCTTTGTCTTATCCAGTATGAACTTAGTAACACTAGGATCAGTCATAGACGCAATAAAGAACTTAGTAACTGGGTCAATCTCCTTAAACAACTCTGTTCGCACAACACCGTGTGTACTAGTTCCAGTTATCGGGCGAGGGTCAAGTATAACACATGCCCAAGGTTGAATACCAGCCTCCAAGAGTAAAGGATAACTATGTTTTACACACACTACTTTAGCATCGTATTTTTTCTGAACAGCTTTTAATTCTTCAAAGTCCATAGAAGGACCAGCGGATGCTACAATTACATGTTCATTATTAACATCACAGTTTTGAACAAAGTCCCAATCTTTTATTAACTCTACGTTATCGTTTATATTGTCCAGTATATCGTCTTTAGGAACGCAATCTTTAGGTTGAATTATAATAGGTGTTCTACTTAATTCTTTAGGTAGGTTAGGAAGGTCATCTGTTTTTAACCTAACAGCCAAGTGAACAGTACCGCCATCCTTCACTCTATCTTGAGAAGGCAAGACAAATATCCTTGTCTTCTCCATTGATTCTACAAGACGGTTAGTTCCTAGAAAATCATCACCAGGAATTTTATCGTCTATATCCTTACTATAGTAATCATCTAAGACTACTACAGGAACATGTATTAAATTTTCATAATCAGATAAAATAGTTTCTTCACTATGACCACCATCTATAAAAGCAAAGTCAGCTTTCTTTAACTCTTTCTTTGCTTTCGGCATGGTTTCTTTTGAATCACCTTTTAATAAAGTAAAGGTGAACGTCTTCTTATCTTCTTTCATCTTACCAGCAAAGTCTTCAAGACGTTTCTTTACTGCATCAAAATTATTATGAGGCTTAGTGTTTTGTTCCTTACGGTCTATCTCAAATGTTGCATCTTCAAATAAATCAAAGCCAGTATAGTGTACTCGTTTGCTATTTTCAAAAGCAGCCAAGGCCATCTCTATAGCTCTGCCACCATTCCAAGTTCCAACCTCTACAATTCTTTTAGGTTTATACTCTCTAATAAGAACAGCTAACTGATGATAACGAGGTAAGTTTACATCAGGAGTAACAATATCTTCGCCTATAGTATTTTTTAAATTACCTTTATAATGGATCATAAAGTCTGCTAACTTAGATTGAGGGAAAACAGCTAGACCAGACGCACCCTCACTTAAATTATGAACCTTCATGCCATGCGCTGCATATATCTTAATGAACCTAGTCATAATAAAAGCGTCGGTCCACTCTCGGTAGGCCAGCACTTCGCCTATATCATAGCATCCTCTTATGTCAGCTAAGAAGTAATGGCTATGCATCGTATCTAGATTAAAACCAATAAATCCTGTCTCACTAAAATCAATGTCTGTTCTTCCTAAATGTATTAACTCTGAATCTTTAGGAAAAGCCTGGAACAAAATTTCTTCAGACAAAGGGGATGTAGTCAGTACATCTGCATCCATCCATATAAGCCAGCCACCCTTGGCTTCGTTCTCTGATATCTCAAGAAAGTAGTCTGTGAGAGCATATACTTTGTGACAGAAGCGTAGAGCATCCATGCGAAAGTCATAAGGCATCTGACCATTAGATGTGCCGTCATAGCCTTTCATCTTATCCAAGAAGATAGCTCTGTCTTCAACCTCATCTAAGTCTCTGTATTCAATAATAGGTGACTTAGGAAAGTCTTTCTTCTGTTCTTCAGTTACAGTGTCATAATAAACAATAAGTTTTAAGTTATCTGCCCAGTGTTCAACGACAGACTCCAACATTTTTTTTGCATATATGTCGTAGTGTTTACCTGAAAAGGATGTTACAAATCTAACCATTTACTTTAACCATTTCTGAATATAATGTTGACCACTCCATAGCATGTTTATTATCTATAGTTCTTCGCCCATCCCAGTTGCTGTATATTGGACCGCCTGTAGTAAAGTGAACACACTTAGGTTTTAAGTTAGCGGGAGAATGTCCATCTAACCAGTTCCATTCTTGAGGTATAGACCCAATAAGATTATTCTCATACTCCCTCTCAAGGAAAGCAAACCTATGTAACCAAGAACCATTCCTTGTACTTACATCATGCACAGTAAAATCTTTTAGTGCTTCATGCCCACAGTTCCACATAACAAAACTGGACCAGTTCTTCCTCTGATAGTTAGACTGAACACGGTTATCCATCTTCAGACCGCCTTCTGTAACATGGTCATGTTTCACACAACTGACCGCAAATGAAGGATTACAATACTCATTAAATAATTCAGATATGTCTGTATTAACAAACATATCACAGTCCATAAATAAGGCGTACCCTTCAAATTGATTTAAGAAAGGAACTAAAAATCTAGTGAAACTAAATTCAGTTGAGAAAGGTTTACCATCAAAACAATCTACAAATTGATTGTCCTCGTTTATTTCTTTTCCTCTGAAGTAAAGACCCGCCCTTCGTAGAGCGTTCTGCTTTAGTGGGATTATATCTACGGGATGGTTTGTATTTTTTCTTATGCTGTAGGACAGAACATCAAAGTAAGTCTTTTCTTTTTCGTCATACCCTACATATATTTTGTATGGTTTATCTAACATTTTTATATGGTCAGGGGTGAGGACAATACCCCACCCCCGTACTACCTATTCTATTGGAATTACTTTTTTATGTTGGTCATCGGCTTTCATCTTCAACCTAATTTTTAGTAGCCCGTCCACCATCTCTGCGGCAGCTACAACATAGTTAGGATTTAAAGAGAATGTTCTTTTAAATTTTCTCTTTGAAATATTTCTTACTACAATAGCGTCTGAAATTTCTTCTGTTATTTCTTTATTGTTATAGAAATCACTAGAGGCGACAGTTAAGAAACCATCTCTCTCTTCTACTGTTATGTCTTCTTTAGCATATCCAGCTAAAGCAATCTCTAAGACATAACCATCCTCTCCGTCTTTATTAATATCGTGGAAAGGAAAAGTAGTTGCATTATCTCTATGAAAGGATATCATTGGTGAAGATGAGTAATCTTCAAATCCAAGACTAAAGTTCTTTAATAAATTCTGAACATTTTCAGTTTGTAATATTGTATTCATAGTATTCTCCTGTTAAGCAAGGTTGTATAGCACACAATATGTCATGCCATAAAAAGATTACTACAAAAAGAAACAATAGTCAAGAGAATTTTTCACCTCTAAACCAACAAGTCATAGCAGACCTTTCTCCCTCTTTCACTTTAGTTACTCTGTGAAAAATAAAAGAAGGGAAGACAACAATACTTCCTTGTCTCCTCATTTCTTTTACAGTTTTAAATCTATTAGGTGCTTGAGGGTGAACAAAATTCTGTACCTGGAAGTCACCCCCTTTAAACTCATCGTTGAGTGTTATAGAGATAGCTAACTTTCTGAAGTAAGGATCACTTTGTTTTTCTACTCCTGTATCTACATGCCAATCATAGAACTGACCCTTACCATAAAAGGATACTTGAGGTACTTCAAAAGAAGTTAAACTAAAATCCCAGCCAGCTTTTTCATTAGCTATGTCTACATACAATTCTAGTATCCCAGACAACTCGTCATTAGCTAACCATGCAACTCTGTTGTTTCTTATCTCTGATAATACTACATCGTCGCCTTCTTTAAAAACTTCTGCCTCTTTGGAATCTAGTTCCCGTGCAACATTAAGAAAGCCGTCACAAAATTCTTTTGGAAGAACTTCTTTGAAACAATAGTGAGTTAACATCTATACCCCACAACTACCCCCATGACCTGTAATGTCGCAGATATCATGTGCCTCTACACCCTCTTCAAACTCCTCTCCTAGTTTATCTACAGCTTCAGAGTAAGGTACGTTTGTTAGAGGTTGTCCTCCACGGCATGAGTCAGGATATACAGTGAAGCCTCTTAATCTATGAGCATATGATGCGAGAGTGTTTGTAAATTCTTCTACAGTATCTTCGTTGTTAGTCTTACTACCCCAAGATGGTAAGTTAATTGTAGAAGAAATAGACATGTCCACATAGTCTTGAACGTCAGCCTGGAACTTTATCCTACGCTTATAGTCGTCAGCAAGATCAAGAGCAGATTCAATTTTGTCTGGGTTAGCACCGTAGATATTAATAAGTTCTTGAGCCGCACTGTCTACCACATACTGATAGTGCCACCTAGTTCCACCTTTTAAATACCTACGCTTGTAAGCCACAGCAAATATTGGCTCTACGCCAGTGCTTGTCCCTGCAAGAATACCAATTGATCCTGTAGGTGCGATAGCGCGGTTAGCTACTGGCCGACTTATGCTAAGTTCTTCAGAAAATTTATGAGAGACAGAATCACTTATGCCCTTATACACAGATAGCCATTGATGTAGCTCATCAGTAACTTCGTACTTAAAATTACGTTTAATTAGCCACTCATGTATGCCCATCAAACCAAGACCAAGCCTACGATTCTTCTCTCTTACATCGTATACTTTCTGATATGGAAGTTTTGCTCTCAGTGTGCCACACAAAAGAAACTTCGTAGCAAGTTCTACTATGTCACTAAGTTCTTTTATGCTTTCAATGCGGCCAAGATTTAACGAACCTAAATTACATACGTCCGAGTCGTCCTCGCTACACACTTCAGTGCAAGCGTTACGCAATGTCTCTTTTTCTTTATCAAAGAAGTTAAAACTAAATCCAGGTTCTGCCGTACTCAAAGCCTGTCTGACATTCTTTTGAAAGACTTCCCCAACTTCTCCCGTGCGCCAGTAATTCAACAACCAATCAGTGTCGTAGTTCACACTGATGTTAGTCATATCAAGAGGCGCAATAAAATTAAAATCCTGTTCCTTTACTTGTGCAATAGTAAACCCTGTATTACCTACAGGCATTTCATGCCAGTTTTTACACTCAAGGAATTTATCTATGTCTTTATGTTGCCAGTTAAGACTAGCATAAATAGCAGACCTTCTACTACCACCCTGCATAACCCTACGACCAATCTCGTTGATCATCTGCATCTTAGGTATAGGTCCAGAAGACAAGCCACCTGTACCAGCCAGGATGCGTCCCTCTTCCCTGTACACAGAGTAGTCTATACCTATGCCACCACCTGTCATAAGGCACGATTCAGACTTCCAAGAAACATCTGCCCAATCTTCTCTTGTGTCTTCTTCTGCCTTTAACAGATAACAGTTATTAAAGAACTTGTTAGGACGACCAGCATAATACAGGTATCTGCCGCCAGGAATAAATTTTAAATCTGTAATGTAGTTAGCAAGATCATCTTTGTCTTCTTTGCTCATATGTTCTTGGCAAACATCTTCGACAAGAACCGCTGCTAAACTTGACCAAGTTTCACAACCCGTATGTGCGTATTTATGTTTGAAAATATCTTCACTGAATTTAGAACGGAACATAGGATTTTCATTTGAGCGAAACTGTGTCATAAATTAGCTTCCTTCCTCTTTTTGGTCATGGATGTGGAGCATAATTATTGCATAGTGAATTACCTTTAACAAATCTTTTCTATTCCTACCTGCTTTTTTTCCATACCTCTTACAGTATTTCAGTATGTTACCTATGCAGAAACCTTCGCCGTATCCCGCATCTAAAATTACATCTGTGGCTTGATATTTACCTTGAGCATAGTGTTGACTGTAAGTCTCATCAATGTAGTTATGTATCTCTTCTAAATAATGTTCTTCATCAAACTGGTACATAGGTCTTTTCCTAATTAAAAGTTAAGACAGTGTTTATTCTTTTCCTCACAAAATCAATTTCTTTTGACCGTATAACTTTATGGGCGAATGATCGTACATAATCAGGATCAACATCCGCTATATCACAGACAGTCATAAAGTCATCCGCAGTCACCCCTACAGAGCAGAAGAACCAAGACATGGATGTTTCTCTGGCTGCTATAGCTTCATCTGATTCCTTTGGTGTTACTGGTTTAGTGGCATCAAGCATGGCTTGCAATATAACACTCATAAACAGAAGCTGTTCTGGATCAGCCTTTCTTTTTTTTATTATCTCTTCTATTTCTAGAAGAATCTTTGTTTCTTTTTTTTCCACTTATCCACCCTTCAGGAATACCATCAGATAGTTTGCAAAATAAAAACCCCTGCTTGCTACACCAGTTAGCATAGGTTGATTTAGCCCCTTTGTAAAGTTTAGTATTAGGGTTGTCGAATACAAATCTAACATCCAAATCTGGATTACTCTCTCTAAGAAAGAGATGTTTCTTTCTGTCATCTAAAGTAAACCTACCTTTAACTTCTAAAATAATTCCATTGTCTAGGACAAAATCAGGTAGATACTTTTTGTTTTCAATCCACATATATTTAACATAGTAAGGTTCAAATTTAAACGAAACCTTTTTATCCTTTAAAAAATCATTTGCTTTCTTTTCAGACTTTGATCTAAATCTCTTCATGTATTTCCTCTACATCAGGCATACGGCCTATCCTGGTTAAGTACCTCGGACCAGTAGAGTAATTGAATTTTTTAAGTCCTTGACCACCGTTAGCATCAGCCCAACAAACATGCTTATAAGAACAATAAACACAGCCAATATGAAGCTTATGGTTCCCAGACTTACCATCAGGAATATCGCTATAACAGCGAGGGGGAGCAACATCAGATTTAACAGTCTGTTTAAGAGACTCAATCCTTTCTTCTGCATTTATCATCTCCATTGAATGTACAGGACAATAACAAATCTCACCGGATGATTTGTCTATTGCTATGAAGCCAGCTTTATCTAGGTTGTTTGCTTTAGCATAAGCAGATATTTGTGCTATGTAACCAAACGGATCATCCGAATGAATTGTATTTTCTTTAAATTTTTTAAACGCATAACTTGATGCACTCTTGAAGTCAACAAGAACATCATCAACTATGGCATCTTGATGACCGACCACGCCATTAACAGTAACAGTCTTCTGTTCATCAGTAACTGTATGACCGGCAGTGCGAGAGAGAAAGACAAGAAGACACTCTAGGATATGACCATACAAGAACTTTATTTTGTCTTGTCCCTTTAACTTTTCCTTACCCATCTTGTCGCCATCTCTAACAGTGTACCAAATCTTTCTGTCAGGATGACCGATAAGAGACAGCCTTAAATTACCTCTTGATCTTTCTCTCTCTTTAATGGAGCCAGTGACAGCATCCACTATACCTTTTGCTAATTCATCTAAGTCTTCTTTCTTTACCTTAACCTCTTCATCACATTCAAAGATGTTGTAGATATCTTCAACAATAGTATCTATAGTTTTTGCCATTCAATATGATCCTGAATTTAAAATATTTTTCTCACTAAATTCATAGTCTAAAATTTTACTAAGGCTTTTTATAGCTGGTTCTAAATCCATAGGGTTGTTTCCTAAGAACAAACCATTGTCATCAAGTTTACGTGCTTCAACCAGTGCTGCTCCTCTCTCAATGTTCTTATAATACTTCTTACATACAGGCTGATTGAAAAAATTACCAGTACATATAGGTCTGTTATCAATAGAATACTCTTCGAGAATTTGTTTTGTTCTTTGCCTGAACGAGTTACGATCAAAGACAAGACCAAAACCAAACCATGAGGAAAGACTATTATCCCCCACCTTTTGAATCCTGCAGTAGTCTTTGTTATCAAAATATTTTATAAATGTATCTGCGTTTTTAATTCTTTGATTGTTCATGTCATCTAATTTATTTAGCTGGACAGAACCTAAAGCGCCGTTCAATTCTCCTGGCCGCACGTTGTATCCTAGAGTGACAAACTCAAAGGGATTGTTTGTGTAGTACTTTGTACCTCTTGTCCACCCATGTGACCTAAGACTTAGTAGCTTGTTATATGTCTCAGGATCATTACAGACAACCATACCACCTTCCATAGTTTGTATGTGATGACTGAAGAACGTACTGAACGTACCTATATCACCAAACCCACCACAGTAAGTGTCTCCTTGTTTTGCACCCATAGACTCACAGTTGTCTTCAAATAATAGTAAATCATATTTATCACATAGAGAGTTAAGTGTTTTAAAGTCACAAGGATTACCTAAAATATTGATAGCTAGAATACCTCGCACATCATCCTTTATGTTGTCTTCAATTTGATCTACATTAATATTCCAAGTATCTTCATCAACATCTACGAAAACTAAATCAATGCCGTACTGAATAAATGGGAAGTAAGATGTACTCCAGCCAACAGCAGGTACAATAACTTTATCTCCCTTGGATATCCATCCTCTTTCGACAGCAGCCGCCACCATTAAAAGGTTAGCGCTACCACCACTGTTAACTTGAACAGCGTAAGGAAATCCAAAGTACTCACAAAATTCATCCTCAAACTTTTTTACTTTTTCTCCGAAAGTAAATCTACCAGAAGCAATAACTTCATGCATTGCATCTCGTTCTTTATTATCCCAAGTGTCATGGGCTAAAGGCCAGTTAATTTCAGTAACCATCAGGTAATTCACCTCCGTTTGTAAACCAATATTTCTCTGGTTTATCTGCTAGTAGCATCTCTTTTATTAGAGATATAAAATTATAATCACATGTCCATTTTAATTTTGTCTTAGCCTTGGTGGAATCTCCACATAGAACATCTACTTCAGACGGCCTATAAAAATCAGGATTAACTACAACCACTAAATTTTTTTGAGGTTTGTCGTATACGTCAGTGAAGAAAACATATCCCTTCTCGTCAAGTCCTTCCCCTTCCCAGACAATAGTCCTGTTACAGGCTATCAAGAAACAACTTTCTACCAGTTCGCGTACACTGTTCTTCTTACCTGTAGCTAACACATAGTCATCAGCCTCTGACGCTTGCAGCATAAGCCACATGCCCTTAACATAATCTTTGGCATGTCCCCAATCTCGCAGACTAGAAAGATTTCCTAACTCAAGTGGCTTAGAATTTGGATGCCAGTTAGCCACATACTTAGTTACTTTTCTAGTGACAAACTCTTCTCCTCGTCTAGGACTTTCATGGTTGAACAGGATGCCATTACAAGCAAACATGTTATAGGCTTCTCGATAATTCTTTACTGCCCAGTAGGCATAGTGTTTTGCTACGCCATAGGGTGAGCGAGGATACATTGGAGTTGTTTCATTTTGAATTGGCTCCTGTATCTTTCCAAACAACTCGCTGGATGAAGCTTGATAAAACTTTGGTTGAGGACAATCTTTTATATTCCTACATGCCTCAAGCAAACGCATTGAACCAAGAGCGTTTATGTCTCCCGTACATACAGGTGTATCAAAAGATATTTTAACATGGCTTTGTGCAGCTAGGTTATAAACTTCATCAGGCTTGATGTTGTTTACTATCTTAGTTAAACCAGCGCTATCAGTCATGTCTCCTACATGTATGGAGATGTTAGGGTTGTCTATAATATGTTCTATATTTTTTGTGTTAGGTGTTGAGCTACGCCTGACCAAACCATGAACGTGATAGTTTTTTGATAGGAGTAATTCAGCTAGATAAGAACCATCTTGTCCAGTAAGTCCTGTAATTAAAGCATGTTTTGACATAGTTATTTCCTTAAAAGTGTTAGTCTCCCTCCCGCACTACTAACTTAGTTGCCGCATTTTACCCAGAGAGGCAACCCCTTATTGTGATCTGTTCTAGAAAGGAGCTTCTTGAACAGCCTCACTACCACCACCAACTACAAAGCCATCTTTAACAGGTTCAAATTCTGAACCACCCCCGTAGGGAACTAAGTCAACTACCTGAACAGCAAGAAGAAAAGAGGCTTTGCCTTGCTTATTGTTGTAGTTCCAATCATAAGTAGAGAATTTAACATTGACCAGACTACCATTTCCAATAAGCCTACCATCCCAATCGTTGTTTTCAGAATCTTTAACAATAGGAGCGGGACGCATAGCGCCATCATTCTTGTAGACTTTACGCTTAATTTTTACAAAGTCACCCTTCTCATCGCCTTTGTTCTGAACAGTAAGGCCAAGACTTTCGACCATACTTTTACTGTCTTCATCAAGGCAAACATCAACTTGCCACGTATCTTCGTAAGTTGTGTTTGGTTTAACAACGCTTGCCCAGTAGGCTTTACCAGAAATAATATGAGTATCCATAGTGTATTCTCCTTTACAGTTTACTAAGCCTAACTACTTAGTTTGATAGTTGAGTTTATAAAATACAGGTATAATTTTATAGTGTCAAGATATTTTTTTTAACTTCTGCATAGCGGTTTCATAACAATATAGTTCATCTTGTGTAGCCACGTATGCAGGTCTTCTAAGTTTGCCGTTTGCTCTGCCAAACCTATCTTTAACTATAAGTTCAGCCGCAAGCATAAAGCCTTTTAATTGAAACGTATCTTCTCCTTTCTTTATTATTAAAGCAAATAAATCTATACCGGAAAGATGTCTTGAGTTAGAAATTAACATTCCATTCTCATGGATTGTAGTTTTAACATCAACACAAACACCGTCTATATTTAGATCACCATCGTCAGTCCCTTTAGCTTTTGATTTAGGATCAAGTATCATAAAGTCTATCGGGTATAAGTTACATAGCTTTGCAAAGGCTAACTCTGCTTCTGCACCTATGATATCTATCATGTTAGTATCTGCAATGGAGCTATCAAATATCCCAGCGCCTCTATTCTTTTGACTACGAGACTTACCAATGAACGCACTGGTCCTTAACTCTGCAGTTGTTAAAGTTACTAATGCGTCTGTGACCAGTTGTGGCCGACTTTGTATTCGCTGTCCAGTGGGCATTTGATACCTAACCTTTCTTGAGTTTTCCTCATAGCCAATTTGGTTAGCTCTCCAAATTCTTCAGCCTGATCTTTATTAATTTCATGTTGGTATTCATCATGTATTGACGCAACAAGACGCGCTTTCATTTGTGTATACGATAATAAATTATGTATGTCAACTAACCATTGCTTACATATTACTGCACCCGCACCTTGTACTAAAAGATTTACTGCCGAATGTTTGTTCCTCACCATGAGTTTCCTACCATCCAAACCGATAAGATATCCTCTGTTAGAGGCAGCGTCTACTTTCTCTCTAAGCGTTGCCAAGGCCGGTACGTTAGACAAAAAGGTATCTATTAGTCTCTGACCATCTTGTGCCGTACCGCCTACCACAGAGCCAATTTTAGCTGCCCCTGCACCATAGATGAACGCATAGATAAATGTCTTAGCTTGATCGCGTGTCTCTAACCCTGCCGCATGTTGGTTAGCAGTGTGTATGTCACCATCAACAACATCGCTAGTGAACTTACTATCGTTTAAATAATGTGCCAGCGCACGTAGTTCCAAAGAAGAAGCATCACAGCCAACAAGTACAAGACTAGGTGAATCCCCAGCAGTCCAGCATTCTCTGCACTCCTTACCATACGGTGAGTAACTAGCTGGAACCTGCGCCATATTCGGAGAATGATGCGCCATTCTTCCAGAGATAGCACGTAGCGTAAGAACTTGTCCATGTACCTTTCCATCATCTTTAACAGCATCTATCCACGATTGTATCTGTGCTATCCTTTTCCGAAGCATGAGAAACTCTGCTATCTTCTTTGCTTCAGGTAAATCTACATCCTTCAGCACACCCTCATCAACAATCGGATGACCTTTCTCTGTAAACTTCTTAGGCTTCCAACCTCTAGATAAAAGTCTTTTAACTATCTGTTGCCTGGAAGACAGGTTAAATTCTTGATAGTCTATAGCAGAGTGAACACCACCAACAGTAGATATATCTTCTATGTGTCTTAGCCCGACCGTAGATAAGCTGCCATCCTTTTTAATTTTAGGTGTAACTTCCCTGACAAGCACAGGTATAGGCGGGAACATATCTGTAACATCTTTTTCAATTTGATCTGATTGATCTTTTAATTTAGCAACAAGACAAGTAGCCTTCTGCATATCCAAGGTGAAGCCATTCCTTTCTTGTTGAGAAACTAACTTCCTGACTTCATACTCTAAGTCTATGCACTGCCTACGAATAGCTTGTATGTCTGGCTGAAGCGCAATGTAAACTCTCTCGGTAAGTTCTACATCTCGAATACAATAGTCCACCATCTCTTGAGTGAGACAAGAGAAGTCATGGAAGTCTATCTTATCGAAGCCTAGCCTTTGTCCCCAGGATTCCAGGGAGTGACCGCCGTCTCTTACAGGAGATGATAGCTGGGATAAGATTAGAGTATCCTCAATACGATCTATATCAATATCAACTGAAGTAAGATTGTTAAGAACGTGAGCATCAAAAGATATGCCGTTGTGCATGATAAATTTAGACACACGCTTTGCGAACAGAGGAAATGTTTCATAACACTGTTGCTCTTTCCAGACATGTATCTTACCTGACTTACGTTCCTTGGCTACGATACAAAATATTTCTGTTGCATCTAAGCCATCAGTCTCAATGTCTAAGACAACTTCCATTTCTAATCTACAAACCCCTCACCCTTTTTCCAATGATGTAGCCTATGATAAAACACAACCCACATTAATGAAAATAAAGTGTCTGATCTATATGTTCCGGTTTTTACTTTTAATTCATACATTTTTGAAATTAAACCGACTGTCCGTCAGCCACAACCTCGCTATGTGTTTCAATCCACAGCCTAGCACCACACGACAATGGTTTATCTGGTGAGTAAATAACTTTGCTTGGTCCGAGTATATCAACTTCATGGGCGTAGGTGTTAGTCTTGTATGTCTTGACTGTAATCGTTGGGTTACGTTCACCTTTCTTTTGATTTTTACGAATGACATGCATGTTCACATGAATTATTTTTTTCATAGTCACTCCACCATGTAGTTAAAGTTCCTTGTCTGAACTATCTCCTTCTGGATCATCGCCTAGATTGTGTACCTCTGTCAACCTTCCCGTATCTTTGTTGAAGAATAAGTGAGAAGCTACACCAGTATCTCCCGCATACCTGTTCTTCAATACTCTGATGGTTGTTGTGTTAGCTATGTTAGGATCATCAGACTGTTGGTCACGCTCCATAGCCACCACTGCATCACTAAGCTGGGCTATGCTCTGGCTACCTCTAAGGTGTGACAAGCTAACCTCTCTACCATTCTCATGGCCGTTGTCGCCTTGTGCGCGGCGTAGGTGAGAGACAAGAAGCATGGCTACATTTGTCTCTTCGACAATCGATCTTAGCTTAGTCATCAGATTATCAATGTTCCTACGTTCATCATCACCTTCCAGACCAGACACCAGGATTGATAGGTGATCCAAGAATATCCACTTACAGTCTAGCGCTTTCACCATGTAACGTACACGGGATAGTATCTCATCAGTCTTCATGCTTCCAAAGTGATCGAAGGCAAAGAACCTACGAGTACCTACCGTTGCCTCTTGCCAAGTGCGTAAGTCACTCATGCTGAATTGATCACGCACCTCTCGAATGTACAGCCTAGCGTTTGCCTCGACTGACATGAGGTGGAAGATGGTGGACCTGACATTCTCTTCCAAAGATATCACGCCAATGTTTTCTTCTGTGTTGTTCAGTACATGATGCATAAGTTCACGCATGACACTGGACTTACCAGTACCTGTACCCGCCGTGAATGTTACTAGCTCACCTGTACGAATACCATACAGCTTCTCATTCAAACCCTCGAATGGATACAGACAAGTCTTGTACTCACCTTCATCGTACAGGCCATCACCCATGTCAGCAAGATTAAGGATACCGGCAGGGGTGTAGACCTTGGCGTTCCACCATGCTTGGGAAAACTGTTCACGCTTGCCACCTTGTAGGTATTCAGATGCGTCCTTGCCATCAGTCATGTTAACAATGCGGCAAGTGTTTGGCTCGAACAGTGTGGCTACTTGTTGTGATGCTTTCTTTCCCTTGTCATCCGCATCAAAACACAAGACTACATTATCAAACTTTGAAAGGTATTCTAAGTTAGCCTTGCAATCTTTGAATGCAGAATGAACACCATTCTTGATAGACAACACAGGCCATTTGCTTCCAAGCATTTCAAATGCAGACAAGGCATCCAACTCGCCTTCACAAATTGTAACGTATTTACCACCGGAACTGAAAAGGTTCTGACCAAACAGAGCAGCCTTACTTAATGCTCCTACCGGCTCTGTTGGAAAGTCTTTTGTCTCTACGATACGAACCTTGTCAGCAATGTGGTTACCTTTAACATCATAGTAAGGATAACGATGTTTTATTATATTACCTTCTTGATCTTTAACTATTCTAACATTGTATTTTTTACAAGTGTTAGAAGCTATCTTTCTATCAGGGATTGAAGTTATTATTCCTTCAGTAGATTTTAATGGGGTGACATTAGTGGTGATAGGTTTAGACATGATAGGGTAATCTCCTTTGCCTTCAAATCTTGTTTGACAACTAAAACAATACTCATGTCCATCAGAGTACAACGCTCTTGCATCTGATGAACCGCAACTATCGCATGGCCTATGTGCTTCGACCAATACGTTCTCTTCGCCATCCATCCTACGCAAAATCCCAGCGACTAATAAACTTCTTCAACTGTTTTGCATCACGCACCCAACAGTCCTCTTCCTGATTATGTGCATCTAAGGCTATGCTTAACCTATGACGCGCTTCTTCAAGAATATCATTGTCGCTGTAAGCCTCATTAACTTCTTCGACTGATCCAGTTTTGAGGTAGTTATCTTCTACATCAATTTCAGTGAACTGATGTACTAACTCATCAACTTCAAATGCTTCTTTAACTATCTCTCTAATTTTCATATCTTTAACTCCTGGGTAAGTTGAGATAACTATTATAGACTAATTAAAAACTTAATCAACAATTATTTTTATATATTAAAATCAATAACTTAAAAAATTGTTCACGTATGAGAGAGACGTATATAAAATCTTAACAATCTTCCTGTTCATCCATGATGTTAGACACAAAAGAAAAGTCACCAGCTTTTATTTCATCTGTCTCCTCTGTAGCTAATCGTCTCGCTTCTTTTCTAGAATAACCTTCATCAAGATATAAATCTAATAGTTCTTTATAAATTGTTTTTCTATCTTTTTCCCACAGATGTTTCATTTCCCCTGTCCACGATATTGTTTCCAATTTCTTTTCTTGTTTTTATTTTTAGGACTAGTATTAGTTGAATGACCTATGCTTGTTTTCATATGTCTACTCTTATCAACGTAAGTATTCAGTCCTATACTTTTTCTTGCAGCCATTAATGAATTACCTCTTCATCTTTATTATTATTACTATTATTATTTGTTAATGCTTTCCAACTCTCAGGAAATAACTTACCTATTATTTTATCCCACTCTGTGGATAACTCTTTGATTTCTTCTTGCGCCGAATCCTCACTTCGTAAATTATATGCCCTGGCGAATGCAGCTAATGAACCTGTAACATAATAACTTGTGTACATTGCTTGTGGCAAAACCATTCTTGCTTGTTCTGGACAGATATTTAATGCTAACAATGCATCATATGTCTTAATACATGCAGAGTATATTTCTTTTGGAGTGCTTGTAGTTTGATCTATGGCGCGAGAAACCCCATCAACAAACCAAATCTTTCTATCTAACCGTTCATCTAAAACACCTTCTTTATCAGAACCTTGCTTGATATTGTCTGCCCTAAATCTCCATATCTCAGGAGAGTAAAACTCAGGATCATCATCTACATATCTTCTACTTACTTCGTTGTAAGTAAAACCTATCGTGTGTTTAAATCTTTGTCTTGCTACAAAGATAGGCACAGTTTCTCTCAAAGTTATTGAGCAATGAGTGAAGGGAGTAAAGTGATTATGCTTGGCTAAGTATTTAATTAACTTTATATCTTTATCATAAAGTTCTTTATCTGCTGGCGGTGATTTTACATTCTTTTTCCAATCCGATTCCTTGTCGAAAGAAACACGGGCAACATTAACAACTGTAAGATCATCACCTAAACTAGCTATAAGTTCAGCTTTCATTGAGTTTCCTATTTGATACCTGTTCTAATTTGTTTTCTAAGTAGTTTATTCTTTTTCTCAAGTAATCATTTTCTTCTGCTAACTCTGCTATTCTTTTATAGTGGGAGTAAGTTGCAGAAGTCATCTGGGATATTTGATCTTTCAAAAGTTTTATAGTTGATTTCTGATCCATTTTACTTACCTGTTCTTATGAATTTTAAGTACCTCATCTCTCAATACTTGTACTCTTGTAGCTAAATCATGTAGCTTTTGTTCTTGTGCAAGACTTAGGAAAACAATATCGTTTATCTTATCTAGTGTTTCGTTAAGGGTTGCTATGATGTAAGCATCATTCTCCTTATCGTCTTCTATTATTTTAAGTAGACCTATCTTAATTGTGTCAGGGTCTATTAATTTATTCTCCTTACCACTAAGAGATAAGTCTTTTATTATTGCGCTTAGATTATAACTCATTATGTGTTGTCTCCAAAGCCAAACTCAGGGTAGTCGTCACCAAGATACATTTCTAATTCTTCTTGTATCTTTTTTAAATCTTTAACAACATCTTCTACTTCTTTACGGCTTATGCTTTTAAAAGAATTTAAATTTAAAGAACTACGAATTAATTTCTTTAAAGACACAGTGCTTATTTTAGATGGTGGATGGTCTAAGTTATCTTTGTATAAAGATATGTAAGGAATATTTTCTGTACCTTTCTTCCCTACATGTTTCCAATTATAGTTTTCTCTTTCATACTTTAAGAAAACTTCCTGTCCAATTGTAATCCTTTTCATAGTGGCTCTCCATTGTGTGTAGTAGAAGGGACAGGCTTACTGATTTAAATAAACCTGTCCCTGACAACTAGTGAATGGTTCTTAAAGTAGTATGGATGTAATCCTGGTCATCACTAGACCACTCTTCAAGACCATTTAGAAAGTCATTAATGTCGTCTAAGTCTAACTGCTCTATAGCGATACAGTCAGCGACACCTAGAATATAATCCCTCATATAGGATGGAATTTCCTCATGGGTTTTGTAATTATAAACCATTTTAACTTCCTTTCTAATCTAATTGTTACTATGCTGCTTCAAGAAAGTCCTCAAATGTTTTAGAGTTGAACCATTTGCGAACAGTTTCTTGCCGCTTAAATAAGCTATCATTGTCAGCGTTGCTACGCAATGGGAACCTATTATCATTGTGACTAGCATAGTGTGTCATGGCTGACGTTACAGCAAACAAATTATTACCTCGATTAGTAACCTCATCCATGCATTGAGCATACAACCTATCCGCTAAAGTATTTTTCTTCTTAGGGTCTTGGTTGTTAGTGAGTTTAGAAAACAAGAGAGGTACGTTATGTTTGTAACTAATCTTAGTATCTGCCCATTTCTGATATGTATCAGCTACATTTTTATAGTTAACCATACAATCATCAAAGGCTTTAATGAAACCATCTATAGTAAAGTTCTTTGTGTGCTTACGCCTAGTTACATCGTAATCACCTAAGATCATACCGTTGGTACAAAAAGCATCTATCAACCCACCATAAAAGACAACAGAGGATGATCCATTAAAAGTATTCTTCATAATAAATCGAAGCATCATATTTGTTTTATGTCCGGTGTCTGTCTCGACAGGTTTCTTTACGCTAGGAAAGACATACTCCGAGAAACATACAGCACCATCTTTGGCAATGTGATCTTTGATCTGAACATCAGCCAGGACTGTAGGGTCAAAGTAATTAATCATCTGCTCTTGTAGAGGCATAAGTATTTCTTCGTTCTCTACTATCCTATAGTTAGACTTTACTATAGACAGAAAACTATCCTCTTCAGAGATACCGTTACCTCGCGTTAACATCTTATGCTTATAAGCTTCGCAGCCAGTAGCGTCACCCACTACGTCTTGCTCGTAAACCTTAAAGAATACTTCTCTATCGTTTGTAGTGGTAAGATGATCTAACATATTAATTTTTCCTCCATCTAATGCTGATCCATAATGTGTGTTCTGATTACCGTACAACATTGTCACTGCCTCCGATCACTTGGGTTGGTTGTGGTTTGTCGAGTAGTAGTTTTTGTAAATTAATTACAGTACTTTCTAGCATCTTTATCTTTTCATGTAAAGCATCTATGTGATTTTTATTTTCCTCTACTTTCAAAAGGTTACTATCGATTGTCTTCGCGTGTTGCTTAACTTTTGATAGATTACTTGTAATTGTTTTAGAGTTCTGCTTAACCTTTGAAAGGTTATTGTTAATTGTCTCAGAGTTTTGCTTAACCTTTGAAAGGTTATTGCTAATCTCTTTCGAGTGCTTTCCTAACTGCTCTTCATGTGCTGCATCATTAACGTAACCTTTAGCGCCAACAACTGCACCTCCAGCTAAGAGCATTGGCGCACAACCACCAATGGCTACAACCGATAAAGTTAAAAGCAACATGTGTACTGGTTTTAAATTTTTCATTTCTTTACTCCTTCTCCTATCCAAGAATAGATAGTTACTTCTTTATCCCTATCGGCAGTTTCGCCAGTGACAGGGCATTGGGTTATGATAATATTATCTCTGGTATCTACTATTAAATTTATCATAGACGCAATAAATTCTCTCTTATCTTTCTCTCCTTCTTCTTCATTCCAAAATATTCTAAAGCATACTTCTTTTCTGTCATACTCAGGTGAATATTCTACATAAGCCGTAAGCTGTTCCTTACCTTTTGTTGAAGAGTTTATATTCTCCTTGTTAACTTTTATCATAATCTACCCTTCCTGTTGCACAGAACCTTGCGAATTCTTCGTACTTTTTTCTTTTATTCTCTTCACTACTCCACCATATTGGTAAAGGTCTTATGTTTCTTTTGTAAGTATCTTCCCAGATTTCATATGATATATCTAACATTCGTTATTATCCTTTCTATTCTTCATAACTATTTCATAAATAGCATCGCTATATCTATCTGCTAAAGCCATCAACATATTCTGTTCCCTACCTGTTAACTCTGGGAAAAGTATTCCATAGGTTAAGAAGTTGTTGTACATAACCTCAAAGGTGTCGTGAGTTATGTCTCGCTTTACGAAAGCTTTTACTTTGTCTTCATCGTTTTTCATTTTATCTTAGTCCTGCTTTCTTCACGGCACTTAATTTTCTCTTGGCTTGGTTTCCTCCAGGTTTTTTCTTCTTAGATAGCAGTGATTTTTTCATGTGCCATCCAATTGCTGCACCCAAGGCGTAGCATACGGCTGCTGTTGCAATCAACATAGCGAAGCATGTATCTGTCATGTCAACTACCTTTTGTTTTAGTCGCTGGCTGTAAAATAATATCTTCTCTTTGCTTCTTGTATTTCTCTGGGGAGTACTTGTTTTTAAAGAAGTCTTTCTCATAACCTAACCTCTTACAAATAGTTTCTCTATTTAATTTATGGTTATCTTCTATTTCTTTTTTCGATTGTCCGTCATACTTAACCGCATAATTCCTTACCAATAGTGCTTTGTTTACAGTTGTCTCTCTATCTGTCCAAGCATCATAGACCCAGAATTCACCCAGTATCCTACCAAATTTTCCTCTACCTTTACCCTTTAGCCGTGTCGATAGCCGTTGCGTTGATCCTTCTGGCAAGAAGTCTTTAACTAAAGCCTTCGCCATGAAGCCAAAGTATTTCTCTTCTATATCCCTTGTCCTACATTCTGGCGTATCTATTCCATACAGCCGGACACGTTGATTGTTTAGCCACACTCCGAAACCTAAATCAATATCAACGTCTACCGTGTCGCCATCTACTACCCTAATTATTCTACATTTATATTCGTGCATGGTTTATGCTCCTCAAAATCATTGTCCTCGGTATCTTCACAAAGATATTCTAAACTTTTCCATCTACCCTTTGGGTTGTAAAGTTTTATATTTCCTTTGCTATCTGTGATAGGTTCGCCATCATCATCACATTTATAAAATGTTATCTCAAATATGTTATACATTATGAATACTCCTACTCTAAAAATATCTAAAGGGGCAAGTTCTGTATAAGACTACGCCTAGAATTGTGAAGGGAATAAACCAGATTAAAGCATCCATTATACTTCCTCACTCAAAAACTTTTTTAACTTAGATTTTGGTAGTTCTCTTAGTAGCCTATCTATATTCCTATAATCTCCTATCAGTACATCACTCCAAATTATTTTTGCTGCTGCTTCTATTAAATCAAAATCATTATCTGTGATGGTCTTTACTTCCCTCATTATCTATTACCTCTAATATTGTTTAGCGTTAGTAGTTTCCTGATAATGTATTGCGTTAGCTATCTCTCTCGATACATCTTCTATCTTGTTATAAATCCTATTATCCTGGTCTATATCATACCGCTTGCATACTATTTCATATTCTTTGTCTAGCCGGTAGCGAACATCTATAAAGGTGTTGTACCATTCCGAGCTATTGTCAATGATGCTTCTTTCTTTTTCCATTTTAACGGGTATCTCCTTTGGCCTAGTCACATGTGCTATTGCAGAGTATGTATTGGTTACGAATATCTTATCTGCATAGCTATCCTTTTTTGTTCTACATACCATTAGCCATTGCCTCTTATTGTTACTCTATAGCTATCCCTATCCATACACATGGCGCGCACCTTTGCCGGTTTTACTACTTCGCCTATGTGAAATTCACATGTATTGCGTAGGGTTGATACTTCATAGAGATACTGCATCCCACCGGCAGCTAGTGGACGTTGTCTCTCTACTAAATTTATTAGCTTCTTTTCCATATCTAAAAGTCTCCTTGTATTGTTTTCTCAGGCGGCCAATTTGGTTCAGTACCTAATACATTGCGGCATTGCTTCAGCGTCATTGCATTGGGTACATCTAACAATAGATCGCCCCATGTAGGATAGTAGTCGCTGAACCATTTGACGCCTGTCCCTTCACAACATTCACACGGGTGTGCTGTACCTTCTGCGCCACCATGGTCGCCGTATCGTATCTCTCCAGTACCGTTGCAGTCATCGCACTTGAGTATAAAATTTGTGGGCATTGGTCTATCTCTCTATTAGTTTCTAATTCCATTATAGCTATGAATGTGTCATAATTAAGGCGCGGTTTCATTTTCTTCTTCTTCTTTCATAATATATTCGATCCATTGCTTAACGTCTTTTTTAGTTATGCCTATATCAGGCGAGTTGTTAAAGTGCTGATCTTCCATTCTATCGAAATCGCTTGCATAATATTTAATAGCCATTGTCTTATTCTCCTGAGTTAAAGTTATGCGTCGATAACAAATCCGCTTGCATCTTTCTTAGCCTTGCCCTTGGCGTACAGTGCCACCACAACATTAGATGGATCGAGAAAGCGCATGTCGTCCTTATCGCCATCAATGACCTTGCGGCCTAAAAACTTCTTAGGAATATTATTTTTATCCCTAAACACGACTGCCATGTTAGCACCATAGTTGTTGGCGTACTCTATAACCTTGTCTCTATATGTTTCGTTCGCTTCTGAATAAGACAAGGTTAAGTGATAGTTATCCGGCCAGTCTTTAGCCACTCGATTATAAACCTTCGTATAGTCGTAAAACTGAATAGCAGGGTAATCCCTAATAATCTTTAGCCAGTTATAGTCGCTTGTCCCATTCAATCGCACGACAGGCTGTATGCTTTTACGTTCGCAATACTTCTGAAACCTATCTAAATCCTTACGCAATAGCGTGTTAAATTCTTCTGGAACTTGTAACAGTAGCTTAGACTTTCTGTGTCTTGCCGCTTGCACGTTGTTAAACGCACCACGACCGGCGGTATTAAGACAACCCGCCTTACATCCCGCAAGTCGCGCCATCGGGCAAAGGAAATCGTCGGGTAATAGATACATGATAGCGGTTAGATATTCCGAACCATCGCCCTTGATTGTCTTAGCATTATTGCCTACGCCTAATAGTTTAAGTCCGTTTACCTTTGCCATTATACTAAGTCCCTTCGTTTAATTGTGTATTTCGTACCATACATGTTGCAAGTGCCGCCGGTTTGAAACATTCCAAGCGGTAAACTTATATGACTTGTGGGGCAAGATCGACCATTGATATCTTTACCCCATATAAAGACAGCCTGAACGCCGTTCTTTTTATTGTTTTGATTTGTCTCATAGCTACCGCCATTAGAGTATTTAAATTTTGTTTTTATGCCGTTGACGTATATCGTATTCATTTTTTAAGCTCCATTTAAAAAGTATTCAGATATTGAATGTATGCCTAGCATAACCATTGTGACCACGATTGCAAGAATTAAAGTGTTTATATTAATCATTTGAATATATAACCTCATAGCCTAGTTCTGTGATACTTTGCAGCGTTGCACGGGTTAACGTCTTATGTCCTGATATTTTTGCAAAGGTTAGCGCTTTTTTGCAGATTGGATACGTTAAAACATTCCCGTATACTTCTCGATTTTTTACCACGATATTCATTTGCTTTGGGTTTTTTACTATAATAGTCATTTGCTTCTTTCCTTTGGTGGTGGTAGTGGGGAGGCTTTTACACCTCCCCCTAGTTAGCTTAGTATTGCACCAATTTTTCTTTAAGTGCGTATTCTATTGCAGCTAATAGCTTGTTTTTGAAATCACTTCTTTTTTCTATTTTCTCTACCGCTTCACTAGATAATTTAAAGGTGCTAGGATTTGTAGCCATCTGTGAGAATAGTAAAGATTGAACAGAGGCAGGTTTTTCCATACAGTGATCATATATAGCGTAAGGTAAATATTTGTCCATTGCTTTAATTCCTTTCGTTTTTCGCTACAATTTGCGCTATTTCTTTTTTCATATCGTTTTCGATTACTACTTCCATTACTTTCTCTAATAGCTCGGGTTGATCTTTTAGCGCTTCTTGTATTGTCATCTTGTACGTTTCCATTGTCTTTTTCCTTTGGTGGTGGTTAATGTTTTAACTTGGTGTATTCATAATAGAACACATGAGGAGATGGACGTCA